TTTCATTCTCTGACCCCGCAGAGAATACGGTACATATTGTTTGCAGAGTATAACTAGCAGGGGCTAGCTTTCCCTAAACACCCAACACATATGACAGAACAAAACAACGACGCTCTAACTTCATGGGCTGACCAACTGGCTACCTTACAAGAATCAGTTAACGCTTTAAGCGCAATTGAATTCAAAGTGGGAGCTACCCGATCAGTTCGTGATGCAATAGCGAGGGTTAACAACGCTACCGTTCGTTTAGGCCCAATCGTTAAAGCCGTCAACAAGCAGATCCAACCTGGACAAATCGCCCAGTCTTCAAAGTAGTCTTGTTGTCAGGCAAGAACCAAAGCGACATTTACCTGCTGTCTACCTAGGTTTGTTATGAAAGAATTCGACTTCGATGAGCTTTTCGGTGAAGATGATGAGTGCTTAATAGCATATCACGATTACCGATTGACGAAACAGCCCTTTTAAGTTCAAGGTCATCGGCAAAGATGAGTTCACCCTTGAAAACTTTTTCATTCGGCCAAATTTTCATCAACACAAGGACTAACGTCTCTGAAGATGAAATGACCGAGATGATGGAGCCACTAAACGAGTATCTAGTAGACCTAAGTCTCTCGATACCGCGTCGTGAACTATCTGAGATAACCCCAGAAACGATCCGCTAGGTCTTTGTGGCCAGAAGCCTAGTTCTTGAGGAACTAGCTAACGCTATCCAGTGGGAACTAATGGCTTGCCTAGCGGCAAACCAGGTGGAACACCACTTCTGGTCTAGCTACTTGCTTCCAAGAGCTAAAGACACAAGGTTGATTTCTCCTAAGGCTGTAAGGTCAAACACATTGAAGGAGATAGCCTATACAGAGCTAGCGCTAGGCGGCTCCTACGTGTATAGGCTAGAAGAGGTGGTGAATAGTATAATTTAAACTATCGTCTAGGCGTCCCCCTCATTTTCTTGTCTACGAATCCGGGCTAAGTCCTTAGCAGGGATGACTTCCTTCTCCTCATCGGAGAATAGGTCCTCTACCTCGCTTTCCTGCTCTAGCCCGGCAGCTTTGACCATCCTGTTAAGCTGGTTAGTGGTATACACCTTATATTCAGATGGAAAGTACTTACCATAGTACTTCGAATTCCATTCCTTGATTATCTGGATCACCACGGTATCATCTTCGGCTTCATAGTCAAAGTGCGCATGTACACCTTTTTGGAGTGCCTTGAGATCACTTAATGCAACAACGTGACTTAAACCAAATGGAGTGTGGGGAAGTATTTTCCCTAAGATTGTCTTTAGATCTGGTACTCCCGCGAGATTTTGTAAGCTTGCGAGAATTCTGTTTTCTAGAGCAACCGTTGGGTCGACTATTCTCCCTCCTACTGACAGGGAAGATTTGATAAAGCCATCTTTCTCAATTTTCTCCTCCATCTTCTTGGTGTCCTTGTCGCTCAGCGCGATGTAGTCCACGCGGGGATTTATCCCAGCTAACAGCGCTAAGCTTACGTTCTCATCTTCATCCTCAGGACAGAAGATTGAGTTGAAAGACCTGTATGGAGGAAGGACAAGTTGGTAAGCTAGCTCATTCTCCGAGTGAAAGCATATCAATCGAGCGATGAACGGCACGAAGGTGTCTTTGTTGAAGTCCCCTGAAGCTGTGAAGGCGTTCTTTCGCTTATCATTTTCAATGATAATGCCCATCTCCTTCCTAGCGACCTGGACGAACATCTCGAATGTTAGCTCTTTATTCGGATCGTGAAGGACTGTTAAGTTGTCGTCTCCTTGCTGTAAATGCAGGACCACGTACTTGCTGAAAGCTTTTGACCATATCTTAACCAAGATCAGCCCCATAAGGGTGCCGATAGTAGGAGTCATCATGGCCCCAGAGTACAACCCATGTACACCCAATAAGATGTGTCCGGGGATAACTAGACCAGACTTCCCGTAATGTTCAGCAAGCCAGTTAATAAGGAGCTCACGAGTTGGGAAAATAGACTTGAAGATGTCCCAAAAGGCATCGTGGCTGAGACCGAATCGGAGACTGGTGTCATAACCAGAAGCATCAGCGCCTAGAATGCAGCAGTCGCTTAGCATCTCGTCGACGCTGGAATACCCGAGTTTGTCGGCTTCTAGCTTAAGATGTTCCTTAACCTTAGGGCCAACAACATGATGACCGCCTGCAGATGCATAAGTGGTCATCGAGCGTAATGCTCTCAGCCAAGGGTCGGTTAAGGTCCGAGTAGCGATACCTTCCCCGAATGGGCCACCAAAGATCGCACGATAGCGTTCTTTATAGGTGCCGTCAGGAAGCTTCTCTCGTTCCTGTTTCCGGGTGCCCATTACGTAAGGAATACGAGGGTCCATATCCCCACTTACGATATCACTTGCCATCATCAAGTAGGTGCGTATCTGTTTAGCACCGAGTTTACTTGACTGGAAAGGGAACCCATGGTTGGAGTCACGTTTGCCTGAAAGTATGGCAGGCTTGAAGTCGAGGAAGCTCCAGTTCTCTCTGTTGAACAGGTCAAGCAGCTCTTCATCGCTGAATGAGTTTGGACCGAAAAGAAGGTCTTCGCCAGTGGCAAATTCAGGGCTACTCATCCATTAGCTCATGAGAGCATAATAAATCAAAGTAACTATCTTCACCATGAATCAAACCGAGATCACCAAAAGGGGTGAGGTAATCTGGCTCGAGATGCCGCTTTCCGGTCTCCTTCTCGAGAAAGTCCTGTATATCATTGCACACTTCACCACAAGCAGTCTCGAAGAGGCTAGCTCCGTTAGTAATGGTGGGGTCGATATGAGGGTCCTCAATAAACTGCTTGAAGACTGCAGAAAGGGGGTTCGCAGGCGAACTCCCAGCTTTAGCGCCGCACTTCTGGTAACTGTTAAGTGTCCTGAGAGAGCTGTGAGCGATAAGCTTTCCTACTGCCTCTTTAACCTTGGTGAGGTCTTCCTCACTTTTAACACTGAAGTCAAGTCCAGGAGCAGACATCCAGGTCCTTACAACAGGGACTTCATTGGACGCGGTAATTTTAGAGACCTGTCCGTGTGCAGCACTGAAGAACCCAGAAACTGGTTCAACAGATTTTCTCTTTCCGACTTTGATAATGATGCGCTCGAGTACGCCGTGGCGCATGCGGCACTCCAGAACAGCTTCTGGGGACATAGGCGCAAATACGGGCCGCCACTCGAGGCTCTTATGCCAGTAGTCAGAAAAGTAGCTGCGGCATAGATCCACATAGGAAGAGTCTAGATCAGGTGCTGTTACCTCCAGTATAGCAGAGATGTATTCATCGTTGGTCTTGAAAGGAGCAGGAAACCCGGAAGTTAGACCCAGCGTATAGACTAGGAAGCTGTTGTGTCTTCCTTGAGAACCCCAGAATAAGGGGTCAAGAAAGTTGAAATAGGCTTCATCGTCATAACGCTTAATGACGTCTAAGTCAAGGTCCTGAATGAGTTGATCCCATTCTGCATCACTAACCTTGACACGTAGCTTCTTGATAGTCCTATCAAAGGCCCTTGATAACGGGCTCTTCTTGTTAGAGGACTTAGTCGAGCCCCCCTTTGGACCTTTCTTTAACGCTCGGAGCGTTTCGCTTATGGCTTTTAGCCGGGAGTAAATTGACATCCTCCCTTACCGAGCGCTAGCGATGAGGTAGCGTTTAATCAAGCGCTCGTAGCTGTTGACCTTCTTACGAAGGTGCTGAAACCGCGAGGCCCAATATGGGCGAGCGATATAGCAGACGAAGTCATTATCCTTTGCTTCTGACTGCATACGTGCAAATTTCATTGCAGAGTAAGCGCAGTCAAGGGCGTTGACTAGATCGGCCAGCTGAATTGGCAGCTCGTCCTTACTGAAGCTAGGAGGAACGCTATCGTAATCATCCCAACTAACTCCGGATGGGAGGAAAGAGCGAATGTAGCACAGAAAGAAATCATTTGACATAGATCTAAATCGCTCCGATAAGTAAAGGGAAAGCGAGTTCTAAGAGAAAATGCGGTTAAGCAGTTCTGTTCTTAGTTTCTCGTATTGCTGGCTACGGTGTGAAAGCTCGTTTTGAGCATTACTTATACCTAGGTGGTAGTTAGTAGCGCTTCGCTGTAGTTTACTGAGTGTATTCCGGGCACGGCGGGTTTTACGCTTTATCTCGCCGATAGAGCTTATAATGCGTGCGGTACACTGGTCGACATCACTATCCGCTAGGAGCAGGTCGATGTCACCATGGCTACGATCAGAGAGAACTACATTAAGAACCTCTTGCAGGTTATCTGTGAGATCTAACATGGAGCCTACCTGGATTTTCCTTGAACGTCTTGTAGTCCAAAAGCATAACGCTTCGCGACCCTGCACTAGGCTAGCACTTTAAAGCTGAGTCAGGTACGTCTACCCCGCGTATACAAATGGGGATTGAAAAGGACCCAACGATTGCTGCCCAGGAACAGACGAGAAAGATTTCTCAACTGCCCTGTAACATGCA